AATCTTATGCAATTACAGAGGGGTTCAGTTGTTAATTATTCAAATGTAAGTGATTTTTCGAATAGTAATATAAAAATACCAAAAAATAAAAAATTAATCAAGGAATTAGAATTAGATTTTGAACAAATAGAGAAATTACAAATTGATGTCAAAGATGCAGAATTATTATATAATAAATTAATTAAAGAACTAGCTGACGAAGCAATTCCAATTAATAAATAATTTATTTATCTTCTTTTTCTAAATAAATTTAATTCATAATGAATATTTGAAAAATTAATATAAAATTCACTAGGTGTTTTTGGTAAAAACTCATATTTATTACATAATTTATGATATTCTTCAACAGATGAAACATTTTCTTTCTTACAAAATCTTATCCATTCTTGTTTATCTTTAATAAAAACAGATGTATCAATTCCTATAAAATCATACCAATTCGTCCAGACACCATTTAATTTAAAATATTCATCAGCATTTTCAATATAATTATTGTGTATCATTTTAATTTCACCACTTACATACATTTCTTTAGATTTAATATTTAATTCTTTATTTAAAAATTTGACATAATCGTATTCATCTTGTTCTTCCGAATTAGATGAACTCAAAGATTTACTGTGTTTCAACCGTAATTTAATTTTATTGAATTTATTTGTATCAGAAGTAAAATCATAATTAACATTAGTATCTGATGTCGTCTCTTCGGAATTTTCATATTTCTTAAATGTTGTAATTGTAATTTTTTGTTCTATCATTTCATCAACGTTTCTCATTTTTGATATTATAATACGAACTTTATTAAACATGTCTTTATCATTTTGAAAATCAATTTTTTCCACATATGGAATAATGATATATGCTATTTTATTTGGATTATTTCTATCAAGTCTATTTGCTCTCAATGCTGTTTGAACTATTCTAATTTCACTTAACATATTTTCAGCAAACACTACACATGATAATTTAGGTAAATCAAACCCTTCGCTAAAAATATATACACTTGATATAATTCCAAATTTAGCATTTTTAAATTTCTCAATTTCATTATTTGGTTTATTTAAATCAATATTAAGTTTGTTTTTTGAATGTAATGAATTATAATAAACATCATTTTGATTAATATTAAAAATCTTTTTATCCAACATTGCTTTAATATATGAATTAACTAAATCAGCACTGTCTGTTGTATTACAACAAATTAAAACATGTGTAAGATTATTATATTTCTCAATTGATTTTAATGTCATAAAAGCTGATAAAAATAATTCTTTATTATCAATTTGAATACCTAAATGTAATTCGTCTATAATATCTCTAATTTCATTTTCTGTATTTGATAAAATCAATAAATTGTAATCAGTAATTTTATGATTATCAATCGCCCACTTTACAGATTTAATATCCAGATATTCTCCAAATATTTTTACATCATCCATTGTATAAACTTCTTTATTTTTATTACATATATTTTTCTCTGTAGCCGTCATAAAGAGTGTTTTGTTAGATTGAATTTTATGAAATGATTTATAATTTTTCGTTTCTTCATTATCAATACCTACTAAATGATGTGCTTCGTCTCCTATTTTAAAGTCAAAATTAAAATTAAGTAATAAATGACATGAATCGTAAGTTGTAATTATAAATATTGTTTCATTTTTCCTATTTTTAATGAATGTCTCAATTTGTTTTAAAGATGTTGTTGATTGCTCCGTATTACCACCAACACATAAAATATTATTTTTATTCGGGAATATTTTTAAAATTTCATTAAAGAATTGTTTTTGTAAAAATATACTTGGAACACCAATAATATTTGTTTGAAAACACATTTTCAAAATTATCATAATGCTTAATAATGTTTTACCTAATCCACAAGACCATATTAATTTTAATATATTATTTTCCCGATATTTATTTTCAACATTATTCAATACATCTATTTGTTGATCGTTTGGAATAAAATTATTTTTCAAATAATCAATAAAGTTTTTCATATTTATTATTGTTTTTTTATTCCGAATAATTCTCGTTAGTTCATTAATTTCCTCTTGTGTTAATACTTGAAACCAAATATTATTATATTCTTCATTTAATTTTTTTAAATATGGAATAATTAATTGTTTAATTTTTTTATCAAAAAATTCAGTTCCAGCATCATAATAGATATTCAATCCAATATCAGTAAATTCTCTTTTCAGTAAATTTTCAATTATTTTTTCGTGTCCTTGCTTGACACGAATAACTAATTCAAATGTTCCTTTTTTAATTTCACCAGTTAAATATGTATTTTCTCTATCCAATATATTTGATGCTCTTCCTAATTTATACGCATTATATTTGTCATAGGAATAATGACTCCGGATATAAATATAACCATAGTTATCCATTTTGGTTATATTCTTAAGATTATTTTTATATTAATTGTTTTTCATTTTTTAACGTCAAAAAAATGAAATTATAAATATTTATCATTATTATATAAATTATATTAAACAATGAATACAATTCAAGTTATCGGTATTTGTGGAAACAAATTTCATGGAAAAGATACTATTGCCGATCATTTAGTTCAAAAATACGGTTTCGCCAAAATATCATTCGGTGATCCAATTAAAAATGCATTACAACAAATTTTTCATTTTTCCGATGAACAGTTATGGGGTAATAAAAAAGAAGAAAAAGATCAATATTGGAATATCACTCCACGTGAAACTATGCAATATGTTGGAACAGAATGTTTCAGAAATTGTTTTGGAAATATGTTCCCTCATATTGGAGATAAAATTTGGATTATGTCTTTACAACAACAATTGGAAATTATGATTAAAAATGGACAAACTAAAATTGTTATTCCTGATGTTAGATTTCCCAATGAGGCAGAATTAGTTAGAAAATTAAATGGTTATATGATTAGAGTTGTGCGTCCTTATTTAATGAACTCAGACCCACATGCATCCGAAAGTTATATCAATCACATTGATGTTGATTTTGAAATTGTAAATAATACACTTAAACATTTATATCATGACATTGACAAAATCATGAAATAAATTTTTTATTTATTTGAATAATTTTATCATATAGATATATACATAATGCATCCCGTTGATATTGGAAAACCAAAACCTGAATGGATAGGATGGTCTAAAAAAGATGTCCTCGAATGTTTTGAAGAACAAAAATCCGAACCTCAACCAGCACCTCTACAACCAACTGAACAAGTTCCTAAAGTTATTGTTGTTGCACAAGAACCAGTCGTTCAATCATCAAGAATGCCGAGAAGAAAAATAATATTATTTATTTTACTTATTTTAGTGTCACTTCTCCTTGGATTTTTAATTTATCAATCTCGTAATAAACTTTAATTTTATTTTTTATTATTGAAATAATAAAAAACATTATTTAATGCGCTTAAGTATTTAATTAAAATTAAAATTTTAAAATATATACAATGGCTTGTCTCATACAGGAACTAGAAGAACATATAAATGATGAAGAACTATCAGATGATATGAATGATGTAATTTTTGATGATGAAAATGATGAAGATAGTTCATCTTCTGATAATATTGATTTTGAACCCGAAGAAGAAACATCTGATGATGATGATTTAGAACAACAAGTTGAAAACGGAAAAGAAATAATTGATAATGAAATATATATTAAACAACAAATACAACCAATCGTAGAATCCATCATTGAAAAAGCAGTTGAAACACCAATGAAACCAAAAGTAGAAAAATTAATTGATGTTGAATTCAAACCTATTACAGTTCCACAACCTCTTCCAATTCAACCGACACTCAAACTTGTACAAAAACCAATACCAGTTTTTAAATCACAACCAAATAGTCCACCAAAACAAAATCAAACATTTAAACCGTCACAACTCGTTAAACAACCAATGAAAGTAGTTCCATCAACAACAAAGAGTTTTAATAATTTAATGAAGAAAGTCAAATTCAGTGATAATGTTGCAATTATTCCAACTCCGCAACAAAATCCCGCTCAACTATTTGCTACCGCCCAAGCTGTTTTAAAAAATATGACACAAAAAGCACATCTTCCAATGGAAACATTGTATTTTATGATATTTGTACTCTTGGTTGGAATGTCGTTTTATGTTTATGATAAATAGACATAATTATAAAATTAAAAATCATTTTGATTAAAACTGTGTAAATTATCAAATAGTTGTTTTTTCATTGTTTCATCAACTGATTCTGGAAAAATTATTTTAGTTTTAATAAATAATTTCCCCCGAATATTTTTATTATTTTTTTCTGGGATTCCACCATTTTCAATAATACTAATATTATCTATTTGAATAATATTATTTGTCTCATATTTGATTGTTTCGCCACTTGGATGTTGTAGATTTTTTTTAATTCCACAAAGAGCATTAACTAATGGTACATTTAATATTGTCATTAAATCCAAATCTGTTAGTTTAACAGTTTCATCTTTATTAGTATGAATAGTTTTGTATATTTCATCTTCTAAAATTTGAATTACAATTTTAATATCATATCTACAATCATTACAAATATTAATATTTCCTTGATTTTTAACAACAATTTCATCATTATGTTTAACTCCAACTGGAATTAAATATTTAATTTGATGTTTTTCATTAATAACTCTATAACCATCACATGTTTTACATTTATGTGATTTAGCATCAATACCTATTCCATTACAAAATTCGCATAATCTTAGTTGTATATTATTATTTTCCATTGATGTTAATATTCTTCTTCCTCTACATTTTTTACATGCTCTTAATACGCCATCATCTGAACCTACGCCTAAACATGATGGACATAATGTTTTTCTTCCAACTTCATCAGTAATATATCTTCCTGAGTATAATTCATTCAGTGTAATATTTTTTTTAATTTGTATGATATTGTTTGGTAAAATATCTTCAATTAATTGCATATTTTAATAATTAAACATGATATTTTATTTTTATTATTTTAACACTCGAAATAATATAAAAATAAAATCATAATTAATTATTATAGGAAATAATGGAAACAACTAGAAAATATGGCTGGAAGAAAGATAATGAAGACAAACGTGATTTATTTCATAAATTTTCTGTTTGTAGATTACAAGAAACTATAAAATTAGTTGATTTGAGAACACATTGTCCGAAGGTATATGATCAAGGACATTTAGGATCTTGCACAAGTCAATCGATAGCAGGAGCCTATGAATTTGATGAAATAAAAGAACAAGAAAAACATATATTCACTCCTTCAAGACTTTTCATTTATTATAATGAAAGAAAGATGGAAGGTTCAATTGGTGAAGATGCCGGGGCAATGATTCGTGATGGAATTAAATCAATTAATGTTGATGGTATTTGTCCCGAATCAATGTGGGAATATAATATTTCTAAATTTAGCGTCGAGCCTCCAAAGGAAGCGTATGAAAGTGCTAAACATCATAAATGTGTCGAATATAAGAGAGTTGCACAAACACTACCCCAATTAAAACAATGTCTGATCGAGGGATTTCCAATTGTTTTCGGTATGATG